ATGCTATTGATAGTATTTATGGCTTAACGCCAAAAGCTTACAGGAATGTATGGCCCTATATGGACGCGTTAGGTTTTGAACGAATAGGCAAACTACAGGGAGCGTGTGAGATGGCATATCATAAAGGTAGGTTCATTGATGGGGTCATATCAACATTGGATCTGGGTAAATATAAACGAGGGGAGATAAAATAATGGGTGGAAGTGGTATTTTTTCAAGAAAATGGCATCCTGGGATATTATTATGGGATGACATCTCAGGCAATAAAGCTGCGAGAGAGGCGCGTAAGGATCGTCACAGAGAAGAAAGGGCACGCGGGAGCACAACGCTAACCTATTCTAAAGATCAGACGCCCAGTAAAGATGCACAGCGTCGTATGAAAGTAGCAAGACAGAACTTAAATGGAGAAACAGGATTGATAACGTCATCTCTGTTATCAAGCTATAAAGCACCAACTATATAATAAAAAAAAGGAGAACAGATCATGGGCGGAGGCGGCAAGAAAAAACAAAGAGCACCAACACCAACACCTTTACCTACATTTGAGGAAGAGCGCAGTCCAACTAGCAAGAATATACGTGATGCTGAGTCACTTAAACTGCGTAGGAAAAGAGGCACCAGAGGTAATATAATCACCTCACCTTTAGGTGTACAAAATGGTGTAACGGGAATGGCTAACGTTTTGGGTGTAAAAAAATAATCAGGAGTTAAAAAATATGGCAGGTTCTACAAGACTGAAAGAGGCCAAGGCACTTGTCTCGCATTTAGAGGGTATACGTAAAGAAAACGAAGACGTTGACTTTAAGAAAATCTCTGAGGCGCTACTTCCGCAGCGTGGTTTTTGGCCGTCAGAAGGGGACAACAAGCGGAGTATTCTACAACGGGGGGCGAAGAACATAAACCCTATAGCTACCCTATCGCTTGAGCGCGCCGCCGGGGGACTGACTACAGGTATGACACCTGAAGGGCAGCCCTGGTTCGGTTTGCGCACAGAAGACGGCAAGCTTATGGAAGCGCCGGGTGTCAGAGAGCATCTTGGTATTCGAGAAAGACTTATCAATACAGTGTTACGCACAGGCAGATTTTATCAGGCTATCCACACCTGTAATATTGAGCTACTTGGTTTTGGGGGTTTGCTACTTTTTTGTGATAGGTCTAATAAAACCATAGCCAGGTTTGAAGACTGCACTGTAGGTACTTATTGCGTAGCGCACGACTCTGAGGGTGATCTGGATACAGTAACGAGGCGTATCAAATGGACAGCTAAGCAGATTAAAAAGAAATATGGTGAGCAGAATATGAGTAATAAGTCAAGAGAGCTGCTTACTTCAGCGCCATATCAGTTGATAGATGTCGTGCATGTGGTCACTCCCAGGGAAAAACGAGACGATACAAAAATTGACAACTTGAATATGGCATATTCATCTATTATGTATGAAGACTTTACCGATGATGGCAACAACACAGTAGCTGATGTGCTGAGAGAGAGCGGGTATCCTGAGTGTCCATATTTCTACGCTCCGTATGCAAATGTTGGAGCTTCTGAGTATGGTATGGGCGCTGGGCATTTACTGGTTAATCATCATGATCAGTTGAATGAGACTGAGCGTCAGAAAACTTTAGCGCTTCAAAAGATGATAAACCCACCAATGAAGAAGCCAGCAGCTATGAAGGGCAGGCTAAATATTGGTCCAGGGCAGGAAAATGTAGTGAGTTCTACAGATTTTAAAGGCGTCACACCAATATATGAGGTCCCGATTCAGGGATACGAGGCAGCATTAGTTGATATAAAAGACATCATGGGACGGATTGAAGCAGTATCAAAAGCGGATCTGTTTATAACTATGTCACTGGAAACGCGGCCTCCAGGGATGACCGCTACAGAATATATGGGGCATGAGCGTAAGAAGTTGCAGCAGGTAGCGCCTTTCATTTCTATATATGAGCCTAGAGTGTTGGATAAAGTGATAACACGTTTGCATAACATGCTTGACCGTATGGGTGCTTTCCCACCGCCGCCGCAGGCGTTAATTGCAGCTGGAGCATTTGAGATTATATATACTTCAAGTATTGCTAAATCGCTAAGACAGGTTGGAGCTGAGACAACCAGAACATTATTAGCTGATGTAGCCGGGCTTGCTGACATGCAGGTTAAGGCTGGAATGAAGCCCACAGCGTTGATAAAAGTTGATATACCACAGGCAGTAGATGAAATATCTAATGGACTTGGTTCCCCGGCGAGACTGGTACTTGATGACGCGGCGTTTGAAGAGAAGCTAGCTGAGATGGAAGAACAGGAAGCTGCGGAACGTCGAGCTGCTGCGGAGGCAGAAGGGGCGGAGCAACTAGCCAAAGTTGGTAGTGTGAGCACTCAGGGCACAGTAGCTGGACAAATGATGGAGGGAATGGACAATGGGTAATGATGATTATCAGGCAGGCATGAAAGATTATAGTGGCAGTGATCCAAATGCAGCTGACACACAAAAGGAAATTCAAAAAGCCTATCTTGCAAACCTTCAGCAAGTGGCTAAGACAACCGCAGGTGTAGAGGTCATTTGTCACATACTTGAGATGTTAGGCACTTTTGAGCCTGCGTGGTCTGATAAGAATGCCTATCTTGCGAAGCAGACAGTGCTTAAAGACTTTGGTAATGATCTATTGGATGAGTTAGCTGTAGCAGCTGAGGAGGTACACGATAATATCCAAAGAATGATGAGACAGCGCCGAAAGCTGGCGCTTATAATTAAAAACTGAATAATAACAATAAAGAGAGAAGGAGAACAAAATGGCAGATGATAATAACTTAGCAGCAGGTGTAGCGGCAGAGCCTACAGGCGTAGCAGCCCCGGCAGCAAGTAACGATGGACAGTCAATTAACGCGGGTGATGCTAACCTTGTGCAACAGGCAGCAGATGCAGCAGCGGCTGCGATTAAAAAGGCAGAGGGAGATCCAGCAGTACCGGCAGCAGGAGTAGCACCAGCACCAGCAGCAACAGTTCAGCCTACTATTGAGGACTACAAGATTGATCTTGGTAAAAACGCTGAAGGCGTGGACTTGAATACTTTGGATGATGGTGGAGCGCTTGATCGTTTTAAGGAGTTTAGTATTGGAAACAATATATCTCCAGAGGCGGCGCAGAAGTTGATTGAGCATCAGCAGGAAGAGATGAGACAGGCAACGCAGGAAATGATTGCGGCTGGAGAGGTAACACTTAAAGGCAAGTGGGGGAATAGCTATGAACCTAATAAAGCGACAGGCTTTGTAGCACTCGCACAGCTTGACAGGAAGATGGGTGGCAGATTATCGAAGTCTTTTAGCCAGTCAGGTGCAATTAATGATCCGGTTGTTATCGAAGCTCTGTATGAGATAGGACAGATGATCGGGGAAGACAACTTGGGCGCAGGTGGCCCGGGTGGAGCTCCCGAAGGTGAGATGACTACTGAAGAAGCCTATAAAGCGGAGTATGCCAAGGCTGGAAAGCGGGGGTAGTAACTCTCTAAACTAAACTGAACAATAACTGAAAATGATAATAAGGAGATGAATTGTGAGTACATATAATTTAAAAGAAATCGCGAATAAGTTCGCAAAGAAACAAGCAAAAATGGTCGATGACCTTACAGAGAAGACTCCGATACTTGAAAGAGTACGCTGGGAGACTGCGAGTCATGGTCTATGGAATATGGCTGAGAAGATGAACGATATCACCGGCGCGCAGTTTGTAAATGCTGATGCTGCGTTACCTAGTATTAATATAAGCTCTGATTTGGTAAAAACAGACCTGAGCGTACTCGGTGGCGAGATGGAGCAGGCACAGGATACCGTTGATCAGTTCGGAGGTCCGGCTGCATATTTTGCAAAGAAGGAGCCTATGATCTTGAAACAGGCTGGGATGGATACCGAGGTTGTACTGTACTATGATAACTGGAAAGCGAAGGCTATTGCTGACAGTACATTTACAGATGTTGGCGGTACAGGTGGATCTCACTACTCCATCATGGTAGTACGTTTCGAGGAAGGTGTTAACTCCGGGCTGTTCGATCCTACCGGGTTTAAGGCAGGAGCCTTACTCAACCGTGAGCTGATCAATGGCGGGAATCTGTATCACCTCAGAAGTAAAGGGACACTGGGAACTGTACTTGGTTATGGTGTTGCGTTAAAGGGTCGGTTCGGTTGGCAGAACCTCTCAACTAAGACTGTGTATGCTCTTGTGAATATCTTAGCTGGTTCTCTTCCGACAGCACTGATGATTGATGATGCGATTGCCGCAGTACATGGCTCTCCGTCAGATACACTGATCATGTGTCATCCTAAGTGCAGAAACCTGGCGATTGCACCATTTAAAGCCAGTCCTATCAGCGGTGGTGTTATAGGTGCAGCTACGTACCCACAGTCAACTTCAGGTGCGCTGACCATGGGTATCATGGATAAAGAGTTCAACCGTCAGATTGATACATGGAATGGTATTCCAATAATCACTTCTTACAATCTTTCTGATGCTGGTGAAGCAGAAACACCGTAGTATTAACTGTAATATTAACCTTTAACAGAAGTACTTAATTAAATAATAAACTGAGAAGAAGGAGAACAAAATGTACAATCATAAACTAGTACTTGAGGATCAAATATATGAAGAAGAGATGGTTTTCCCTGATGGTGGAACAGTAGTTACTGCTACGGGTATAAGGACAGGTGGGCAGGAAGGCCGTCTTGCATTTGTCATCCGGGTAAACCCGGATATTGATAATCCAATCATACTCCATGAAGATGACATCCTTACTGTGGTTTTTCAGCAAAGTGATTCTGAGTCAACCGGGTATGCTGTTGTACCTGTTACGCAAGCAAATGGCGTACCATCACATGTCATTACAGCAACAGGTGGCAATCTCACGTATGCCCTTGGAGCGACCATCATGAGAGGTCTTATTCCTCTTGGGCTGAAGAAGTGGACTAAAATCAGTCTGACGTGTGATGATGCGGCTATGGATGCAAACGACTTAATAGATGTATTTGTTGAGTATCTTGCCAATTAGCTAAAGTGACAGTATAAATCATTAATCTATAAACTGTATCCGGGGGAATCGTTCCCCCGGATTCTTTAAACAAAAAAAAGAAGAGGAGAAGAGGATATGGGAATTAAAACTAAAACGTACAGAGTGATAGGCGGGCCAACAGATCTTGACGGACGTACACAGAAGCTAGGTGCTGAGCATACGTTTCAAGTTCGTGAAGATGGCTCAACCATAGTCAGTAAGGACAAAAAGAATTGGCAAGAGATACCACAGATAGCGCCTGTAGTGCCAGCACCTGTAACACAGGCACCACCTGCACCTGTAATATCAGAAGCTGAGAAGCTAGATGTGGATCAAGCAATCATAAAAGATCTGGAGGGCTCAGCAGCAGCAACAGCACCTGAAGTACCATTTGAAGTGATACCAGCGAGTGATCAGAATGACAATCCATTTGAAGTGATACCAGCGAGTGATCAGAATGACAATCCATTTGAAGTAACAACACCTGATAAGAAAAACCCAAACTCAATTCTTTAATAGGAAGTGTGTATTAAATGGGCGGTTCACTATTATCTATATCAAATAAAGCGTTAAGAAGACTCGGCATAAGAGAGCTGATCAGTTTACAGCAGCAAGGCAGGGCAGCCGCAAGGTGCCGGGGGGCTGTGGAGGAAATAGTCCAAGAGCTGCTTAGAGAGCATCCTTTTTCATTTGCAACAGATTGGGGTACGTTTGCATTGTTAGCAGAAGCGCCGCCTTTTGGCTATAAATATGCATACCAGGCGCCGGTAAACTCTATGCGACTAATCGATGTTAGGGCTACAAAAGATTTGCGAGCCCCCAGGATAAATTTTAAACCAGTCAGTAACGGTGTTATATATACAGACGCGTCGCCCTGCTATGCTCGGCATGTTGAGTATAATGAGTCAGACTTGGCTAAAGCGCCACCGGATTTTATCAAAGCCGCAGCTTACCGGCTGGGGGCAGAAATAGCTGTGCCACTTTCAAAATCTACAGAACTAGCTAACATGGAGAAGCTTGCGGACTACTACTTCGACAGAGCCAGACTTAATGATGCAGCTACTGAGAATGAACGCGGGCAGGATGAAAACAGAACCTGCACAATACTTGCGGCCCGTGGGTACCCCGGCTATGTTGGAGACTATCCATACGAGGAGGCTTAAATGTTCTATAGCAGTTCTTTTAATGGGGGCGAGACAGGCGATATAGTTGCTGCCCGACCAGAAAATGAAAGACGCAAAGCAGGCTGTAAAAAGCTTAAGGATATGGTGTGCATTGCACAAGGTCCGGCAACACGTAGACCAGGTTTTCTTTACATGGGTGAAGCTGATGTTCAAACTTTTGGCGACGACGACAATGTACGTATAAGACCTTTTATATTTTCTGTAACAGAGTCCCGTGAGCTTGAGTTCTCACATAATAAAATAAGGATATGGAAAGACGACGCATTGGTTCCTGACCCTGACACTCCTGAAAACCCATATGAAATTGAAACAACTTACAGCGGATCTGAAGTGCCATGGCTCTGGCTGCGGCAGATAGCTGATATTGTATACATAGCCACACCGTATACAGCTCCACATAAATTAACCAGGACCGACGACGACGATTGGACTTTGGAAGAGATTGACTTCTTACCAGCAACTACTACGCCTACAGGGGTTGAGATAGTGAATACAGAGGGGGTAGCGTCTCCAGGTAAGCGCAATTAT